ATGTTGGTGGAAGTTTATATAATGGAGATTCATTAATAGGTCCTGATGGTATTAGTGTTGCTGGAATTATAACTGCAAATGCTATTTCTATAGGTGCAACACAAGTTTTAAGTGATGCATTCCAACTTCAAAATATTGCATCTTTAGATACTACAACAACAGCAACGATTGAAGCAGCAATTTCTGCAGCACCTAATACATTTACTAACCTTAATGTAACTGGTATTGCAACTTTCCAATCAATATCTGGTTTTGTAGGTTTAGCAACATTTGGTGATGGTATTGAGGTTGTCTCTGGTGTTTCTACATTTACAGACAATGTTAATTTTGAGGATGGAGTTCTTGTTTCTTCTGGAGCCACTATACTTAGTGGTTCAAATATTTCAATTGGAAATGATGTTAATATTAATATTGGTGCCGCCTCTGATTTAGTTATTAAACATAGTACTGCAGAGGGTGCGAGTGTTATAGATCAACAGGGTACTGGTTCATTAATATTTAAGTATGGAGGATCTCCTAAATTAACAATAAATCCTGTTGGTAGTGCAACTACTATTAATAGTGATTTAGTTGTTCTTGGAGTTGGAACATTTCATTCATTAGGAGTAACTACAATAACGGCTGCTTCTGCCAGCTTCACTGGTAATGTAACTATCGGGGGAACATTAACATATGAAGATGTAAAGAATGTAGATTCAATTGGACTTATAACAGCAAGAAGTGGTGTTAGAGTAACTGATGGTGGAATAGTTGTTAGTGCTGGTATTGCTACATTTGGTGCAGGTGCAACTTTTGCTGGCACTTTAACCGCAGGATTAATTGATGGAGGATCGTATTAATGGCAAAACCAACCACTAAACAAGAATTAATAGATTTTTGTTTAAGAAAACTAGGTGCTCCTGTGTTGGAGATTAATGTTGATGATGAGCAATTGGATGATTTAGCAGATGACGCTATTCAATTATTCAATGAACGTCATTTTGATGGTGTTGAGAGAATGTATCTCAAATATAAATTAACTCAAGATGATATTGATAGAGGAACAGCAAATAATAAAGATGGTAGTGAAAATACTGTTGGTATCGTAACCACTACTGCAACTTCTACTAATGTAAGTGGAATGGGGACAATAACTAGTAATTGGTACGAAACTTCTAATTTTATTCAAGTTCCAAATTCAGTATTGGGTGTAGAAAAAATATTTAAGTTTGATACAAGTTCTATTTCTGGTGGGATGTTTAGTATTAAATATCAGTTATTTTTAAATGACTTATATAATTTTAATTCAGTTGATTTACTTCAATATGCAATGACTAAATCATATCTTGAAGATATTGATATGTTATTGACTACAGACAAGCAAATAAGATTTAATAAGAGACAGGATAGATTATATTTAGATATTGATTGGAAAGCAGAAAATCCAGGTACTTTTTTCATAATGGATTGTTATAGGGCATTAGATCCAGAAGCATTTAGTGGAGTTTATAATGATACTTTTTTAAAGAAATATTTAACTGCTATCATAAAGAAACAATGGGGACAAAATTTGATTAAATTTACAGGTGTTAAACTTCCTGGTGGCATTGAATTAAATGGAAGACAATTATATGATGATGCTGAAAGAGAATTAGATTCTATACAGCAAAGAATGATGACTGAATATGAACTTCCACCATTAGATATGATAGGTTGATAACAAATGCCATTAAATTCTTATTTTTTACAAGGATCTAAAAACGAACAATTTTTAGTCCAAGATTTAATAAATGAACAATTAGGTATCTACGGAATAGAAGTATACTATCTTCCTAGAAAAGTATTTAAAACTGATAATATTATTAGAGAAGTTCAGTCATCTAAATTTGATGACTCTTTTTTAATTGAGGCATATGTAAATAATTATGAGGGATATAATCCTGGTGCAGATTTAATGACTAAATTTGGTTTAAGATTAACCAATGAAATTAGTCTTACTATTTCAAGAGAAAGGTTTGAGGATTTTATTTCTCCATTTTTGGAAGGTATGAGTTCTGGAATTAAAGATGGATTAATTACTGATTATACGTTTGAAGATTTGGTTACTAGACCTAAAGAAGGAGACTTAATATATTTTCCACTTGGAGAAAGATTATTTGAACTTAAAAGAGTTGAATCTGAAAAACCATTCTATCAATTAGGTAGAAATTATGTTTATGAATTAAGTTGTGAACTTTATGAATATGAGAATGAACTTATTGATACCACTATTAATGAAATTGATAGTAGTATGGAAGATGAGGGATATACAACTACGGTTCAATTAGTTGGTGCTGCTACTACTGCTAATGGTGTAGCTTCAATAGGATCTACTGGAATGATTGGATTTATAGATTTAATAGATGATGGTTCTGGATATAAGAGTGCACCTCTTGTTCAAATATCTCCACCACATCATGCAGGATTTACTACAGCTACTGCTGTAGCAATAACAACTTCTATTGGTGGTGTTAAATCTATTAAAGAAGTAAGATTAACTAATCCTGGTAGTGGATATGATGAAAATTATCCACCAATGATTGTTTTCTCTGGTGGTGGTGGAGCAGGTGTTGCTGTTACATTTGGTATTGTTAGTGCAGGTATATCTACTGTAGCAATTGCACAAAGTGGATTTGGATATGCTGAACCACCTACAGTTATAGTTACAGAACCTCCTACTGGGGTTGGAAATACTGTTGGTGTTGCAGTTGCTATTCTTAACGAGAATACTAATGTCATTGCACTACAATGGAATAATGTTGGATCTGGATATACTGAAGCACCTACAGTTAGCTTTAGTGGTATAACAACTACTGGAATAGGTACATTCTTCTATAATGAAGAGGTTACTGGACAGACTTCAGGTGTTACAGCAAGAGTTAGAGACTTTAAGACTCGAAGTGATATTAGTGTTATTAATCCACCAGTTGAACTTAAAGTATCTCTAAATAGTGGAGCATTCTATCCAGGCGAAACTATTGTTGGTGGAATATCCACTGCAACATATATTGTCAAATCATATAGTTCGGATAGTGTAGATGATACTTATGATTCTAATGCTGAAATAGAATTAGAAGCAGACAATTTACTTGACTTTACTGAAGGCAACCCATTTGGAGATTTTTAATTTATGTTAGGAACTTATTATTATCATGAAATATTGAGAAAAACCATTATAGGTTTTGGTACTTTATTCAATAATATTTTTATTAAGCACGAAAATAAAGATAATACTACTCTCGATGAAACTAAAGTTGGACTTGCTTATGGTCCACAACAGAAGTTCTTTGCAAAAATTAGAGAGCAAGCAAATTTAACAAAAGCAGTTGCAATAACTTTGCCAAGAATGTCATTTGAAATGACAAGTGTTTCATATGATCCTACTAGAAAATCTGGTATAACTCAAACATTTAAGGCATTAGATGGAACAAATATGAAAAAGGTTTTCATGCCTGTTCCTTATAACATTGGATTTGAATTAAGTATATTTTCAAAGTTAAATGATGATGCACTTCAAATTGTTGAACAGATATTACCATATTTTCAACCATCATTTAATGTAACAATTAATTTAGTAAGTTCTATTGGAGAAAAAAGAGATGTTCCAATAGTATTAGATAATATTCAATTTAGAGATGAATATGAAGGGGATTTCTCTACGAGAACAGCATTAATTTATACCTTAAGTTTTACTGCTAAAACATATCTATTTGGACCAGTTTCTGATTCTAGTGATGGATTAATTAAGAAAGTTCAGGTTGATTATTCTACAAGCACTGCTGCTAATGCAAGAAGACAGATGCGTTATGTTGCTACACCTAAGGCAGTTAAGGATTATAATAATGATGAAACTACTACTATAACTGAAGATTTGACAACAACAGAAACTAGGATATCTGTTACTAATTCTGCTGAGTTAGTTGCTAATGATAGAATAGTAATTGGTAGTGAAATTATGAGAATCGACTCTGTTGGTGTTGGTAGTACCAATGCTGTAAGAGTACGTAGACAATGGTTAGGAACAAATCTTGCAGGGCATTCTACAGATTCATTAGTAACTAAGGTTAATGGTAATTATAATATTGTTGAGAATGTTCTAAACTTTACAGAAGCACCTTATGGAAATACTCCTCTAAGTACAAGCACTAATCCACCAGATAGTAGAGATTGGACTGGAATAGCAACTTCATCTAGTTTTAGTGGTAGAATGTTTATGCGTTCTGGTGAAACTGATACTTCTAATGAAACATATTATCAGAATTATATTTTTGATGATATATCACAAAATTTTAATGGAACTACCTCAAGTTTTGATCTTAAGACTAGTGGATCTAATGTAACTGGAATTGCTACTGAAAATGCAATTATTCTTCTTAACGATGTATTCCAAGGACCTGTTCTTAATTATGACTTAACTGAGAGTGCTGGAATTACTAGTATTACATTTACTGGAGCAGGAACATCAATCGCTGCTGATGTTAATACCTCACAATTACCTATTGGTGGTGTAATTGTTTCTGTAGGTTCTACAGAGGGTATGGGATATCAACCTATAGTTGCTGCTGGTGGTACTGCAGTTGTTTCTTCTGCAGGTACTATCAGTGCTATTACCTTAGGATATGCTGGATCTGGGTATAGATCTGGTATTGGACAAACTGTTAGGGTTGCTATTCAAACATCAAGTCTTACTGGTGCAGAAGTTGTAAGATACGGAACTGCTACAATTGGTAGTGCTGGAGCTATTACTGGAATTGCAATTACTAACACAAATGT